TTTATAATCATTTGTTCCATGTACTTATCATACGGTGTTGGGCCTTGGCTTCCTCCCTGTGTTCTTGCAATCTGCAACCGATTCTGTCGCTCTAACTCTGCTTGTCTTGCTTCAAACGCCATCTTTTGTTGCTCTAACATTTGAGCAAAGTTTAACTTGTAAGGGTCTTGGAATTGTCCTGCAATCTGTCCAGGCATCATTGCCATCTGACCAGCTTGGTTAAACATTGATTGTTGTACGCCCTGTGCAGCCGTCTCGGCACTGCTCATAGCTTGCTGTCTTGCAGCATCCTGCCTTTCATTTAGTTGCTGTAGCTGAGTCTTGTAGGCTACAGAGTTAGGATCTAAACCTCTCTCCGCTGCCATTTGTTGAAACTGCTCTTGCTGTCTCTGAAACTCAGGAGCCATTTGTCTTTCAAATTGCCCCATTACATTCTGCCTAGCTCTCTCCATTTCTTGCGAGTAAATAGGATCGTATTGACTCTGCATTGTAGCTGGATCAAACTGTTGAGCGTAACCAGCCATTTGCTCATAAACAGAACCGCTAGTTCCTGCCATTTGCTCTGCTTGTTGCTCAGGCGATAACGTCCTAAAATCAGGAGCCTGATAATCAGGCATAGTTTTTAACTTGGCTTGCAACCGTCTTATAGCAGGATCGTTTGGTCGATTTCTCTGTAGAAATTGCAAACGCCTCTGCATCCTTTGTGTATTAGGCTGTGAAGCTGCTTGTTTTGTCGGCTCTTGCCCCATTGCTCCATTTGGCATTATACCTGTCCTCCAAGATTAAATCGGATTTCCATCCCTAAAATTTGCATAGTTGCGTTTTTTAATGAACCACCAAAACGATAGGCTGCACAATGGCCCTGCCCCTGAGTTGCAAACCTATCAAAGATATATTCTAAATCTGCTGACCATGAGCTACCCCAAGGACTGCCCCACGGAGTAAATGTGCCAGGGGATGTAGTTACTCCTGTTACCGTAGTAGCTCTTTGAAAATCAGTATCAATACCTACGTTAAGAGTAATGCCCTTTTTCGTTCTTACAATAGGCCTTATATCGGCAAACACTTTGTAGTTAGCTCTACTACCAAAAAAGCTAAATGCACTTCTGCCAGAATAAGTTATTGATTCTGAATTTGTAGCTGTTACCGCATCTGCTTGCCCTGTCTCGCCCTGCCATATAATGCCTTCAGCAGATCCATAAAACGGCAAACGTTTGAAGATAGTCATGCTTATGCCGTGAGTATTGCTGTTTAAGCGAAACTCCGACCAGGCTTGAGTGTCTAAGCTATATACTAAATAACTTACTGTAGTAGTGCTTGTAGGAACACTAATATATACCCTTCTGCCACTAGGCCAGAATACGCCTGTCCATTCATGGTCAAAGGATAACGTAGAACTGTAATTACTAATAAACGGATTTATTTTTGCACTTACTGTATTAACAGCTTGCACTGGATCCATTTGAAATAAACTTGTTATCGGCACAATGCCCTGGTGAGTTAGCACCCACATATCAGCATTAAGAGGAATAAAAGCTCGATACCCTAGCGGCTTACCAATGTAATACCGACCTACCATTGACCAGGCAGAATCACTTGGAGATGTTCCAGAATAAAAGACAATTTCTCCTTCACTGCTACAAGCAAAGAAAAGAGCCTGAGAAGTTGTTGACGTTTGATTAGTAAACGTTCCGCACTGTACTAAAAAACCACCGTGGTTAAATACATACTGAAAATCAAAACTATTAGTAGCTGACGTTCCAGAAACACCTGTGGCTTGCGTGTTGCCATAGTGAACAATTGCACTGTCCTTTTGCACCATGTATAGGCGTTCACGGTAGTTAGCAACGTTTATAATGTCATGACCTGTAACACCACCGCCAAAAGTAAAGGTAGTATCTGTTGCTGTACCTGTGCCTGTGTAAACGCTTAGATGATCAACACCATTGGCAAAATACATATTGCCAGCAAAGATTGTGCTTTGAAATTCACTATTAGTATGAGGCGTGGTATTTGTAATGTTTGTTACAACAGCAGCTTCATTTACCGCATACATGTTAGTGTTATTAGCCGCTATTAACAGCTCTGAACCGTTATCTAGCTTTAATGTAGAGGTAAACAAAATAGGCGAAGTTAAGCCTGTATTTGCATACTCTTTGTAACCTAATCTAACTGTAGGCGCAGAAGGGCCACAAAACACGTTCACTAGCTCTAAAGCATGGCTAGGATCCATGTTATCCACAGGGCTTATTAAGTCTAAGCCCTTATATGGTGGTGGCATTGTGAAACCCTGAAGCGGCACGTTTATCTCCTATTGTACGACCAATGATTGGTTCCGTAAGGTCTTGCAGCATTTACACCTCTTTGCCCCATTGCTGCTCCCACTGCCTGCCCTTGAGTTTGTCCAGCAGGTAATTGGCCCATCATATTGCCATAGCCTTGACCGCCAAAATAATCTGCAAGAAGTGGAGATCCTGCCGGCAATCTTAGCATTGCATCTTGAGGTGCATTGTAATTGTCGCTAAAGAAGGGTTTACTTAACATATTATTTTGCCACTCCCTTTGTTGTTCTGGAGTTAATTGCAACGGATACGGCTGATAATTTTCAGGTAATCCTTCAGGAAGTCCAGGAAACCTTCCAAGCTGTTGCCCTGCTTGCTGCCCTGCTTGTTGCGCCCTGTAATCCTCTACAGCTCTTTGTCGCCTAGCATCACGATTAGCAACATACCGCTGTCGTCGCTGTTGTCTAGCAGTCATTTCCGGCATTTCTGTAGGTTGGCCTGATACTCGACCGCCTCTGCCACGCTTTTCAAGAAACTGCATACGTCGCTGCTGTCTTGCAGTCATTTCGCTAGGGTCTTTGCTCATCCATCCTTTTGCCATTATAGCTCCTTTTCTTTGTCTTTGCTAAAATTGTAATGTTTTCTTAAAGCGGTACTTACGTCTCTTGCTTTTTTAATTTGGCCTTTATCATTCATATACATACCAGCCGATACCCTTGCCACTTCTCCTTTTGCTGGCTTTTGTATTGTCGCAGGATCAACATCAGGCAAATTTACGTTAAACAATCTTTCTGCTCCTGCCATATTTTGAGCATATTGATCATCGGTAATTTTACCCTCATTCTTAAAGCTGTTCATTAAGGTTTGATATGTATCAAAATTTAATCCTTGCGTTTCAGCAAAATGCTTTACGTTATCCATAGCAATTTGCGAATCATCACCAGCATTGCTTACAGCAGCCCTAGCTAACCACCCAACTACATCAGCTCTTTTTTGTCCTTTTAGTCCGTAAGCACTAACCATTGGATCAAGTAGTCCTACAGCAGCGTTCCATGCTTCTGGTTGAGCAGCAGCAATCTTATCAAGCTCTTTCCATTTCAATTCCTTGCCGTCTAAACCAAAATCAAAATTACTTCCATCTGCTAGAGTACCCTGCCAGTTTTCATCAATTGCGCCTTGTTCGATCATCTTTTCACGCACCTGATCTCTTAAAAATTGTGCGCCACTTTTTTTGCTTCCAATTTGTTTGAAGAAAGCTGTTTGTACTCCTAGAGGGCCACTCCACCAGTTTTTATTCCACTTATCTAACTTCCTCATCGTTCCACCCCATTGATCACGGGCAAAACCTTCGACTAAAGCAGAAGCTCCTAGTGTATAAAAAGCAGCCACGGCTCTTGGGCCAGCCATTGCACTTTCATATGCTTGATCATCTGGAGACAACTCACCACTAAAAATAGCTTTACCTGAACCGTACAGAGAAGCTGCCGCTGCAAGCCAAGGGGCATATTTAGCTGCTGCCTCATATCCAGCAGCACTAGCTACATTGACCCCACCCTGAGCCGCTGTAATTCCTGCTCCTATCTCATCGCCTTCTTTGTATTGTTTATATGCACTATAGAGTTGCGCTAATCCAATTGCGCCTTTGGCATAAGAACCCCAATCTACACTATTCCAAAAACTTTCGTCTTGTAGAGCTTCAGCAGGTATATCTTGTGTTCCAGTTGGAGTTTCAACTGTAGCAGTGTTACCTTTGACCTCTAACACCTTTGGCGTTGCTACGGCTCCACCACCACCGCCACCGCCAAGATCTAATGTTCCAGCTCCGCTACCATCTACACTTGTTGTTGGAGGGGGTACTTGCCGTGTCATGCCAATAGAGCCGCTACCAACATCTGTTGGTGTAGCTTCATAGCCCATCCAATCTTTAACGGTTGGAAATCCTCGCAAAGCCTCACGACCAACAACCATGCCACCCAAAGATCCAGCTAGTTGACCATATTGATAGTTTGCTTCGGCTTTTGCTTGTTCTCTTGCTTGTTGCTCCTTAGATTTTGGTTGACCAAAGCGTTGAGCCACAAGGTTAGCCGCCTCTTGATAGGGCATACCATTAGACACATACCAATAAAATGTACCTCTAGGATCGTTAGCTACAAATGCAGGGGGTTGAAATCCATTCATAATCTATATCCAAGTTCCAAACGTTGCTACTCCGTTTCTAGCGTAAATTTGATTGCGTCTCATAGTTCCAGCATATTGTATTTTAGCTGGCATATCTCTTGACCATTCCTCATGCAATTGCACCTGATATTTAGGTCTTACACTGTCTAAACCATGTATTTCTGCAAACCTTTCTAAAATGCCCTGCTCTAACACCTTCTCGTTAAATACAGAGCTATCGGTATCAGCTAAAAACTTGTCATATACTCCGCTGTAATACGTCCATGTTACACCACCGTCGGATACACTTCCTGAAGTATGAGTTGGTGGTGTTGATCCTGTCGTTCCTCCAGCAGTTGTTTGGTAGTAATTACCGTTATAAAAACAATAACTATTAGCCGCAAAAGCAGTAGTAGCTGTCCAGGTTTTAGGCTTAACACTGCGATCAGCAATGTATTCAAAAATAATAATATCACCACTTGTAGTTGGCGTAGGATAAATAAGAAGCTGATCATTGCTTATGCCACGGATCTGAAACTGTTGATAAATAGTAGGGTTTAAGCCAAAACCTCTTATGTCGGCATAATCCTGTGCAGTCATTGGCCCTAATACTCGCCAACGATTGCTCTGGTTCCAAAACGTATCAAATTGATAATAAGAAAAAGCGGCTGGCAAGGCATACTGCGCCTGACCAGCCACTAAAGTTAGCGACCCTGAAGCATAACATTTAGTCCAGGGATACTGCTCAAACATTTCACGGTTTACACGTTGAGCTATAGCAAGAAGCTGTTTTGTAGTTGTGTCGGTTGCACTAATAATATTGGCACTAACCGTATATCCTGCTTCATCTGCTACATTCTGAATAACCGTGTCTAAACTCATTGTTTTCTCGGTCTACCTCGTCTTTTTTCAGTTTCAACTTCTGT